TGCGTCTGACAACTGCTTGCGGTCTGAACCATTGATAAGAATCTCATCAGGGTCAGCCTTAACATCATTGTAGAGATTGTAGAAAACGGTCTGATATTCAGTACCAGGGTTTGATGTGCTGAAAGTACTGTTGATTGTATTGTTATAGCCTGAGTTAGCGCCAAGAACAGTAGGCAGAATTCCGTCATAGCCAGTTGCATATGCAGATGTATCTGCGTTTGCGCGTGACGCGGCGGCGCCTGTTGTAGTTAGAGCGAAGTTATTGCCAGTTAGACCAACAGTTCCTGCGCCTTGAATAACAGCAGAAGTTCCCTGTGCTGTTCCTACGTATGTGCAGTTTGCTGTGCCTGTTGATGTGCCAACATAAATGTTGTAACCAATGTTGCCAGTAACTGCGCCCCAAGAAATTGCAAGAACGTCGCCAGAAGCAACCGCACCGCTAGCAACAGATGAAACGATTGATTCGCCAAAGCCTGAGCCTGCGATACCAGCGTTTGCTGTTACATAAACATAGTAAGTGTTGGCAGCAATTGCTGTCTGTGAGCCACTTGCTACTGGTGAAGTAATTGTTACAGAAGCAGGTGCCGCTAGTGCGCCTGAATAACCGCTTGCAGTTCCGCGAGCCATCAACATCATACGTTCTTCCATAAGCATTGTTGCATATAGAGTTGAAGTAGATGAAAGTTGGCGCAAGTCCTGATATCCCATACCTGAGAAGTTGGCGTCAAAAGAAACCGCGTCAGATAGTGAGTAAGAGTTGTAAGGAAGCACTAAGTCATCTGCGGCATATGAGATTTGTGGTCCGCGTTCAAAGTTAATTGAACCAAATGCAGTAGTTGTGCTTTGTGTAATTCCCGGCCAAGTGTTTCCAACTCCGCCAGTTCCTGTGCCTGTGTAGCCAAGAATACGCTTGACGCGGTGGCTTGTGCCAACGCCCTTCTTGCGTGGAATTCGGTTACGTAGTGGTGTAGGACGTGGTGTAAGCAACTTTGCTGGCGCTTCTAGGTCAAATGCCGCAAATGATGTGCTAAGTGGAGATGTAAGTGTGATTTCCTTCTGAATATCCTGCATAGCCAAACGCTGAGAAGCAAGTGCGTTATTAAGCGCGCCTACTGCGTCAGGTGTAAGTGACTTGTTGGACATTAGTGATTCAAGTTGCGCAACTGGTGTTGGCGCTACTGTTGAAAATGTCGCTGCGCCTGACTTGATTGCCATAATGGCAGATGGGTCAGTAACAGAGGCACTAACAGACTTATTAAAAGCAGACGAGAATTCTTCCTGACGTAGTGCCGCTTCCTTTGCAGAAGTAGCGTCAGAAAAGAGTTCCGTGGCTTTTAGTGCTGATGTAGCCATTTGTTTCCTTTCGTAAAGAGTTTTCTTGGTTAGTTGTTAATTAATGCAACGGCTTTGGCTTCAAATTCTGCCGCCAATTCCCGATAACCGCGTGACAGTTGATTGTCTGTGGTTTCTGCCGCTTTAGCACGATATTGCTCTGCCATTCTGCTGAACTCATTGAATTCAAGAATTGCTGGCTTCGTTACTACTGCGCGTTTCGGTCCGTTACCTACTGCTTTGTTCTTAGCCGTTGCCAACTCTGCCTGTAACTTATTAATTTCCTCTTTATAGGAATTAATCTCATCACGGACAGTTGCTGTTGCACTCTTTACGGCTTTATCAACAATGGCGTCAATAACGTCATCATCTAGAGCAGGTTGTTCCGTTTCTTCAACGGAATTTTCAGGTTCAACTACTTCGGCGATTTCTTCGCCTTCTGCTGATTTTTCTTTTTCGGCTTTCTTGCCTTCGGCTTCTTCTACTTCTTCTTCTGCCGCTTCTGGCTTAGAACCTTCGGCAGTTTCTTCTTCGGCTGATTCGCCGTATTCTGCTTTTTCTTCATCTTCAATTTCAAGACCAGCCTCTTTGCACATAGATTTGCACTCATCAAGTGCCATCTTGGCGTCCATATATGCGGACTTGGCTTCTTCATACATCTTTAACATATCTTCTTTGGACGGCTTCTCGGAAACCGCTTTATCTTCTTCGTGTTCCATTTTTTCTCCTATCACGGTTTCGCTATCTGTGTTTTTTTCTTCTTTTCTATATCCGCCGCCACGTGCTTTGTATTCACGTGTAACCCACGCATTTGCAACAGCCGAAGGATAAACGTCAAACTTTTCTTTGGCTTCTGCTTTTACGCGGTTATAAAGTTCAGTATCGGCTGGCTCAGAATTACCGCCGCCGCTATTAATGTTTTCGTAATCTTCTTCTTCTTTGCCAATAAATTCTTCTACTTTTGCCAAGTCGCCTGCTGTGTCAGACTTTGCCAACATAAGTTTTGCATTTGGATTGGCTGGTCTATCAACTAAAGAAACTTCAACAATTTGTCCGTCAATGATTCTGCCGTTAGCGGCTTTGTTATCGCGCACAATTCGTGGCGCTCTAATGCCAATTGAAAATCCTTTTAACACGCCAGTTTCAACTTTCTTAACTGATTGCGCGTCCACAACTAATGCAGAAATGTAATAGCCGTCAGGCTTTGAATCTAATTCTTTGGCAACGCCTGCCGCAATACTGCTGTGTTGCTCACGAATATTGCCGCCAGTTTTGAACCATTCAGGCATAGCCTTTTCAAGCCAAGTGGCGTCGCAAATTTGTTCGTCAATATCTAATGAATCATCTGTGGCTTTGCCATAAACAAGTAATGTGCCGTCATCTTGTTTTTCTTGTTTAATAATTGCGGCGTAAGTGCTGGTCATATCAGTAGCCATAGATTTATCCTTTTTCTTTTCTCTCTCGGAAATACTATCTGCCCAAGTTTTTCCTGCGTCGCCACCCCACAGTAGCCAAGCAATATATCCAGCGGAAGGATTTGAGGCGTTTCCCCAATCCTTGCCTTTCTTATCAACTTCGTGCCGTGCAAAATACGATACCATACGGCGGATAGTTTCTAACGGAATTCCCTGTCCATTTGAAAGACTTCTTGCACGTGCCACGCCAACAGGAGTTCCGCCACGATTGAATTCACGGCGTAATTCTAAGCCGCGTTTGGCATTACTAATAACGCCTTGCGGTGGTTTATATGAATCTGCCATTAGTCCTCATCTCCAAGAATAAATGATAGTGCGTCCTCGCCTATATTTCGCGTATCAACTACATATGGCGAAATGTCGCACACGCAATTTGGGTGCGCTGGCGGTTCGGTATCGCCACTTGGAAACGTATCGCCAATTTGAATAGGCGAAACATCGGCGTTTTCTTGGCATAAATCACAAGGGTCGGCAACAATCCACTCAACGAGTTCCACGCCGCTTTCTTCATATAACTGGCGACTTGCCGTTGCTACGGCTCGGCTCATTTCGGTTTGTGCAATAGCCAAAGCGCGTTCAGAATCATCAAAAAAGTCCGATAAATCTACTTCGCTAGGCGGCAAGCCTTGTGCCAAAGCATTTGCCAATCGTGTGCCAATTCTGTCTAACGTAGTGCGGTTAATGCCTTGTATTGTTAGGTCACGACTATCCAATAACGTAGAAAGACCGCGTGGCTTACTAACGAGCAAAGCGGCGGCTCTGTTGCCTGCTCGCCAGTTAGACCAGTTAATGCCTACTGCTCGTTGTAACTGTTGCTTAGTTGGCGCCTTATTTATCTTGGCTTTGGCAATTGAGTTCATAGCAATATCTTCGCCAAGCAAATATGATTCTAAATAAAGTGTGCGTAAAGCCGCCATTAACGGCTCGCTATCTACACGGACATTGGTTAATGCCCATTGGCGCGCCTGTTCTGTTGTCATAGTTTCAGGATTTGGGTGCGCGCTCGCCCAATTTTCCTGCACTTGCGAGATATTAACGCTTTGCCGTAACGCTTGTCTGATTAACGCCGAACGTCTAGCGGCTAAGCGGACTTTAGCGCCGTTCTTTTTGCGCCACGCCTGATTTGCCATTTACGCCAAATATCGTTCGGCATACCATCTTGCGCTGTCATAATCGCCAATGCCAATAAACTTATTTAACACTTCGGCATATACAACAGGCACTTCACGGAAATTAAATGGGCGTGTAGGCGATTTTTTTAGCCAACGCAAAAACATTTTAAGTTCGTCCGCCGCTTTTAAACCTTCGTCATACTCTGAATCTTCTACTTGCTCATTTGATTCGGCTTCTGTTGGCTTATCTTCTACGTTAGGCACAGGCGCTTCTGAACCGCCGCCTACATCTCCGCCTGCTTCAATAGCAATTGCGTCCTCGGCAGGCGCAGATACGCCTTCAAGTGCGCTATCAAAAGGAATAATGCCACTTTCTGTTACAAAATAGCCGCCTGTTCCAGTTACAATTATTGGCATATCGGCTGTAGGCGATTCAATCAACGGCATACCATTTCTGCTTCGTGATTCATTAAGAGTTAAATTGCCTGATTTAATTTCAATGTCGCGTGTGCGCGCAAGTGATTCTAAATCTTGGCGACCTGATTCCATAAACTTAAATTCAAGTTCGCGTGGCATACCCAAGTATGTATAAGACAAGTGGCTCAGCATACGTCCGACCCAATGAGCCAATGGAATTGCGCCGATAACTTCTGACGATTCGGCTTGACCTAATTGAAAACCTGCACCGCCTAAGCCGCCTTTAGGGCTAAAGCCAATTTCAGAAGGCATTACGCCGTAGTGACCGCAAATACTATTAACTAAATACTCGTCTAACGTATCTTTAAAGCGTTCGCCATAGCCTTCAAACTGAACTGGTTCCATACCAGTTGGCAAAAGTCTTACGCGTTTGCGTTGCTCTGTTTGTCCTGCCAAGTCATCATTAAAAATGTTTTCGTAGGCGCGAAGCAAATCAGGATTGTTGCCAAAGTTGGCGTCCGTTTTCATAAGTAATTCAGGTGTAACGCCGTCGGTGTATTCAGCGCGTAGCCATTGCTGACGGCGCAAATAAATATCCGCGAGCGCAAGTGCGCGTTCTGTTGGCGAATAGCCATAAACTGTCATTGTTCGGCGATTGCGAATCAAATAGGACATTTCATCTGACGTAAATTCGCCATCGGCGTTTTCTTTGCCATCTGACGCCGCAAATTCGCTACGTGGGAATCCAAAAAGAATCTGCTGAAAGGCAGGATAAGGCGCCTGTGGTCGCATTCCTCGGTCATCAATTAGCGGCTTAATGGTTGAGCCATCTAGTATCTGCAAACCAAGTAAATCGCCGCCTACTGATGGTTGCGGCCATACAGCCCACGCGTCTAACACTAAAATTTCTTCTAGTGCGATATTAAGCCAATCGGTGAATAAAAGTCCGTTTGTTGGGTCAGGCAGTTCCCAGAATTGTCTAAGACGGCTAATCTCTTCCGTGTATCGCTCACGTGCAACTGACATAGCGCGAACGTGATTGCCACCAATTTCTGTAATAATTTTCTCGGCTGAATCTTCTGCCAAAACAATGTCCCACTCTAGCCCTGCAATCTTTGCCTTTAATACTTCAATACAACGGCGAAGAATATCAATTTGGTCAGCGGCGGCACGTAACGTTGCAAACGGCACAAGTTTAGTTGCCGTAATGTTAATGTTTTGTGCAACTTGAAATTCATAACGGCGTGGGTCAGGACGTCCGCTATCTGCGCGAGGCGGATTAATTGCGCCCGGAATAATTGGCATACCAGGAGCAAATGGCACACTAGCAATCATTGGGTCGCGCGGAAGTGCAACACTTTGTCCGTATGTAGTTTGATTTGCGGCGTTGCGCATTTCAGTTTCGGTCATTGCTACTGCGCCTACTGGCAGATTTGGACCCTTAACTAATTCGGCGGCTACTTTCTCGGCAATACGGTCTATCAGACCCATATTCTCTCTCCTTTAATTAGCCTTGAACTACTACCCTGTATTGGTTAGAAGTTGGTGCAACGGAGAATAGCAAAGTAATTGTGTTTGTAGTTGCGTGGTTTACATCGCAGATTACTTCGGCATATGGCGAAGAATTGTCATAGACAGTTACTTGCACATCTCTAGTGCCTAAATTGTGCGTGATTGTGTAAGAAGTGGCAGCGCCATCGCCTACATCTGCGCCATACTTACGAACAACAACTGCCGTATCAATGGCAACTGTGTTAGTAAGAACAGAAATACCAAGTCCTGCGCCTACTGCCAAATCTGTTGTGAGATTTAAGCCTGATGTAGTGGCAAGTTTAATTTCCGCGCCAGTTGCGCCAGTTTGTAAGCCGTATCCGCTACGTGGCTCAAAAGAAAATACAGAGCCAGTAAGAAGAACGCCGTTATTTGCTGTATATGTGCCAGCGCCGCTAAATTGTGCCCAAACAATATTAGTAGAGCCTAGAGTTACTGGCGCGTTGTTTGTGCAAACCCAACCAGTATCGGCATTAACTGTGCCTTGTTCTACGAATACATATGCACTTGGAAATTCTGAACCTGCGTCCATATCTGTTGAACGTGTTGGCGCGCCACTTGCATTAACTGTGTAAATGCCGTTTGCTGTTTGGTCTGTTTGATTCTTAATAAGAATACGATTGCCAGTTGCGAGAGTAACGCCATCAACTGTTTGTCCATCAGCAAATGCAGTTGCCAATGTTCCGTTTGTTGTTGTTGCCGCTACTACGGACGCTTTTGTGTCTAAGCCTTGTGCAACTGAATCTACATAACCTTTATTTGCGGCGTCTGTATCTGCGCTTGGCGTTCCAACTGATGTAAGTTTAAATCCAGCCATTGATAAATCGGCGGCTGGTGTAAATGCGTGAGTGTGGTCCTCTTTAGATGGCGTTGTTGCTGTGCCAGCAGAACCAGTTACACCTGCAATTGCATTTGGTGTTGCTGTGCCTAGTGATGGTGTTCCGTGTGTGTGGTCGGCACGTGCATAGTCTGTTGATGTGCCGTTGCCTGATGATTGTCCATAAGAAGTTTCAGTTACTACATTTCCAAAGGCGTTAGTTTGTTGCCAAGTAGAGCCGTTTGAATAATAAAATAAATAATTATCTGTTGCATAATAAATTGTGCCTGCATCAACTGTTGCGGCGGCTGGGCGCGCAGAAAGCAAACCTGATTGAACTGCGTTGCCTGCAACTTCCCAACGTGTGCCATTGTAAATGTAGAGTTGGTTATCGCCTGTGTTGTAATAAACCTGACCTGCCGATGGAGTTGCTGGCGCTGTGGCTAGATTTTGAATTACTGCATTTTGTAATTCGTTTTTGTTTAAGTCAATACTGACTAGAAATTTACGGCTCATTGTTTTCTCCTATATCACATACGCCGTGCCTGTGAAAGCACTCGTAAAGGTTATCACCATTTGGTTTTTACTTGGGTAACTAAATGTGCCTTCACATTGTGTTCCTGCCGAATCTAAAACAACCGCAGTTGGCTCTATGCCAAGATTGTGATTGATTGTCCAAACGGCGCTTGATGACGCTTGTATGTGCTCGTAAAAAAATGCCGCAGGCGTGCCACTTGGTCCTTGCGGACCAGGTGCCGTTACTATGACAGTTGGGATAACTGGCTGAACAACAACTAAATCATCACTCATCTTGTTATCTCCGCACTCACTAGAATTTGCCCTTGCGCCACTCTTGTTACTACGCCAGTTGGCGTATCGGTAATTTCAAGGTCATAGTAGTAGTAACCCTCGTCAATAGCACGTGTTTGCGCCGCAGTTGCCGTAACAGCAATTGTGCCAGTTAAAGCCGTAATTGCAATTCCGCCATTTGACGTTGTAAGCGTTAGTGCCGCCGTAGGGTCATTTGGAAGCGAGCGCAACTGTAACGCCGCCGTGTAGTTAGTTAGATTTACTGGCGCATATGCCACGCCGCCTGATATGTATGTGCCAGTTGCAGGGTTTGTAATTGTAAATTGGCTCGCGTTACGTGAAGCAATTGTCACGTTCTGTAAATTGTATTGGCTTGGAATAACGCCTGTAATAGAAACTATTTGACTTGCTGCAAAGCCATTGACCGCAGTTACTGTGACAGTTGTGCCGTTAGCCGTGATGTTTGTAATTGTAGATGGCTGATTATAAATAAAGTTAATAAACCAATTGGCGCCTTGGTCTATTGTCGTGTCGTATGTGATTGCCATTATTCCCCTAACTTACCGCCACAGCGCGAGCAAATTGTTGCACTTTTATTGGCAGGCATACTGCATTTCAGACAGAATTTAGCCAACGCCGCAAGTGCAAGCATACTAGAACCGCCGTTATTTAACTCAGTAAGTGCCCAAACCAGCGCGTCTAATCTGTCAGGCGATTCATTGCTCAATGGCGTCCATTCGCACATTTGATTCTCTAAGTCCTCAAAATAGCCGACGTGATGAACTCTGCCTTGTTCATACAGCGCACTAATTGGCTCGGCGCGTAGTTGTTTGCCTCTAGTGGCGGTTACTTTCTTAACTGGCACAGATACATCAATTTGCTTTAGAACGGATAAAACCATATCGCCGCCATTGTTTGTCTCGGCAATAATCTTGTCCGCGTTTAGTTCGTGATACAGATTGACCGCTTGGCGCGCCCAAGTATCAGGCGTTGCACGTAACGTTTTATCCGATAGCACGTAATAGTTGCCAGTATGGTCAATGCCAGCCGCCACTATGCCTGTTTCGTCCGATGTAGTGTTACTTGTAACGGCTGGGTCAATCGCCACAACAATACGCACAAGTGGCGGCGCCTCTGTAACACGTGCCTCTTCAATCATATCTCGCGTCCATAAAGCGCCTTCAACGTCATCAAGTATTTCGCCATATAACTCTTGACGTCCAAGCCGTGTATTCTCGTAACGCAATTTAAGTTCAGCAAGTGCGCTCGCGGCTAGATTGGCGGCGTTATCAAATGTAGAGCCACGCACTACTCTCACGCCTTCACGTGTAATTAAATCTTTAATGAGTTTAGTTGGGCGTGGCGTTGTTGTAACAATTGTTTGTGGGTGTTCGCCTAATCGCAAGCCAAATTGATATTGGTCCCACGCTTCGGGGTGCTTGAACGCCGCTAACTCATCAAACCAACCGCCGTGAAATTGTGGCCCACGAAAGCGGTCGGGTTCTTCGCCACTAAATAACTTAATGCGCGAGCCATTAACAAGGAAGATTTCGCCGATACTTCTGTTGTAATCTTTAAGAGTGCCGTATTCACGTAACACACGCACAATGCCTGATTCGCCTTCGGCACAAGTATCACGCACATCGCCATAAGTAGGCGCGGCAATAGCCCATCTAGTGCGTGGGTTACTACTAGCCTGCCAAGCAAGCCACTCAGCCGCAGTTCTAGTCTTGCCAGCGCCACGACCTGCCAAATAAACCCACGTAGTCCAACTCTTATCGTTAGTTGGTAATTGTTCCGTTCTCGCCAGTTGATGGCTCCATCTGACGTGACGGCTGGCTATCAAGGAGAGCGACAAGTCTTGCGACTTCGGAATCAATTGTTGCGGTGTCATAGTTTGTTACCTCAATCTGCGCCTTTGTTGGCATATCTAAGCCAAGCAATTTGGCTCGCCTTTCCATAATGCGCACTAACGCCTGAACGCCACGCGCTCTATCTTCGGGTGTTGCGCCGTTGATAATGTCGCCCCATATCGCCGCTTGTGCAATATCAAGTCTATCCATTTCAACGTTACGTGTTTCTGCCACTTCTGCATAGACAATGCGATTGCAAGCCGTCTGATACGCCTTGTAAGCGCCGCTGGCGCTCGCGTAGCCAAGCCGTGTAGCAATCAAGTCAAACGTAAAGCCGCCACGCCTCATTTCAAGCACTTTGGCTTCTTTCTCCAATGTTTCAGGATTGAGTTTGCTTTTCTTAGCCGCCATTAGTCTGCCTTTCGTAGTAACGCTGTAACGATATAGAGAATGGACAACGTATGCAACGATTGCTCATAACTCACAGGATAAACAGCGCCTGCTAATAACATTACAAGCCAAGCAACTAGAAGCACAGCGAGCGCCGCGCCAAGTAACGCCGTTATATGTTTCATTACACGCCTTTCACTAACGCAATAGCCATCTTCATTAAGCCAATCTCATCTTCTGTTTCGCACATAGGCAATATTCGGCGCTCTACTTCTGCCGCTATCTCACGCCGTAACTCATCATCATTGGCGTTAAGTTCAGCGTCACCGAAATGCCTATCTTTGCTCATAACGCCTTACGACCAGCCCAACCATCGCCTTTGAATACTACGCCGACAGGAAAAATAGTCTTAGTCATATCCGCGCCGCACTCAACGCACACGACTTCTTGTTTATCAGCAAAACCAAAAAAGTGTTCTTCACTCTCATTACACGCCTCACAATAGAAATCATAAATTGGCATTAAACGTGACCTCTCGCTATGTGCGCCGCTATTTGCAAGCCTGCATTAACCATATTGTCCTCTACGTATTGTGGGTCGGGTCTTTTCGCCGCCTCAATGTCTTGCGCTATCGCCTCTCGTATCTCGCCGATGTAGGCATATTTGTCACACATATCGCACATATTCACCGCCCATATATTCACTAAATATTTGCCACATCATACGTTACTTCTTCGGTAATGGCGCTAATATCTTTGCAACTTCATAATCGGGTTCTCCCCTAAAGCGAAAGGAACTTGTTAGGCGCGCTCTGCTGACGCCCATTCGCGTTGATAATGAACTTGTTTTGCCTTGTTTGGCTACTCTTGACGGCATACGAATAAGTTCCCAGTTTGGCGACTTGTTCAAATGATGTATCTGCGTTGGGTGGCTGGCAGTAGCGTAAACCGCTAGTCCCTGAGCGATTAAGCCTGCCGCGATACGTTCGTGAAAGTATTTGCCTAATCCAATGCCTTGAAAATCAGGCAACACTACATTACGGCTAAATCGTCTAGCGTTACGCACGTGCGCGTTAGGCAAAGGCAAGATGGCGCTAATACAGGCAGGCTGGTCATTGATTAAGCCTACATAGACGTGCGCCGTCTTGTTTAGTTTTGTGTCTAGATAGTGATGACGTGCGAACGTGTTCCACGATTCATACTTTGCCCATATGATTTCAATTTTAACTTGTGGGCGGGGTTGAACCGACCCCCAAGTAAATGTGCCAGTATGTGGCTCGTAAATCCAATCGGGCTGTAACCATTCTTGTATGTCATAGTGGCAACCCACAGCAACAAACTTCTGATTACGTTTTCTAACAGTATTGGCTATGGCGTATGAGCCGATTTGCGCAACTGTGCGGTCAATAACAGATGTGAATTCATCTACTACGGACAAGTCCTGATTCTCGGCAAGCACACGTGCAATCGTTACACGAAACTGCTCGCCATTACTTAGTGCGTGAAATGGGCGTAGCCACGCAGGCGGCGAACTAAAGCCGACAGATGATAACAATTCGGTAACTTCTCGCATAGGTAAATCTTGCGGAAAGTCATCAATGATGGCTTTATCTTTAGACCACTTCATATTTTCCGTGTTGCGCATTTTCTCAGGAAACAATTCGTTGGCAACTGTTGTTTTGCCAGCGCCTGATGGACCCACAATTAAACCAATGTTCCAATCGCGTGTGCTTAAATCGGGGATATTCATTTCAATGTTTGTAATGGAACGTTCTTCTGAATCCATATCAAACAAGCCTTCAAGTTGCATTACACGTGGCGTCCGCGTGATTGCACTCTCTAGGCGAATTGTTTTACTCATTATGTGCCTTTCGTTAGATGATGATTGCTCGGACTTTTAAGCCATCTTGCGATAGTCGCAAAAGTAGTGCCGTTTGTTCGTTTTCGTCAGCACACTCAATAACTACTTCGTAACGTTCGCCTAAATCTTTCATATCAGTATCGGCGTCCGAATCCTTTAACGGATTAAGTTCAAACTCTTTGAAGCCAAGTGCATTAATGTCCCAATCGGCAATATTTAACTCATTGAGTTGCGATAACAATATTTCCGCGTCCCAACTTGCCAATTCAGCCGTGCGATTGTCCGCGAGCGCATACGCCTTTATCTTTTCTTCTGACCAATCGGCAGGCACGCGCACAACATCTAACGTTTTAAGCCCAATTTTGCGCGCCGCTTCTACTGTGCCGTTGCCTGCAATCACAACATCATCAGCATTTACAACGATTGGCTTACGTTGTCCAAATTGTTTTAACGATTCGCAAATTGCATTAATGTTTTTATCGCTGTGCTTACGTGCGTTATTTGGGTCTAGTTCCAAATCATCAATCGCAATTGTTTCCATCTTTAACTTTTCCATTTTTGCCTTTCATAAAGTTATAAGAGAGAGTGCAGGCAGGACAGGTGCCTGCACTCTCTCCGAGCCACAGTTAAGCCGAAGGGATTAACGGCTTACGGGCTGCTTTTACCTTCTCAACGTCCTCTACATTAAAGAGAGAACGCCGCTTCTGCTTGCCGACAGGGACAAGCAGTTTCCGGTAAACCAGTTGTCGCAAATTGTTTTTTGAAATGCCTAACAATTCTGCCGCCTTATCTGAATCAATTACATTTTCCATTGTGTGCCTTTCTAAGCCCAAGGGTCGTTTGCTGTATCTGTTACTACTGGCGCATTATTTGTGTTGCGTGGCACTACGCCGTAACTATCAACACTAATGTCCAATGATGTGCGTTCTTTGCCTTCTTTGTCCACGTAAGAGTTGCCTGCAAAGCGACCTGTAACGATTACGCGAGCGCCTTTACGTAGATGTTCTACTGCCATTTCAGCGTCACGTCCCCAAATTGTGCAGTTAAACCAAGTTGTAACGCCGTCTTGCCAAACATCATCTTTTTTAATGCGAGGCGTATTTGCTAACGAAAACTTTGCATACGCTTTATTGCCTGATGTAAATGCAATTCCAAAATCGTTGCCGATATTGCCTGTAACTGTTATAACGCCTTCACCAGCCATTTTTCTCTGCCTTCTCTAAGTAAATGTATGTGCCTTCCTCGCTAAGTGTAACAAGAGAACCGTTAGGCAAAAGTAATGGATAGGCAGACGGCGTGGCGTATGTGGGAACCATATGTCCGCTTGCTGTGGCTTTTTGCACGTTTAGATGGACGGCGTTATTACCCATATTGTGGCAAGCGTGATGTAACGCAATTAAGTTATCTATTGTGTCTTTGCCGCCGCGTGATTTGAGTTTGCGATGATGTAATGCAAACGTGTCTGTTAGTGCGTTACCGCACAATTCACAGTAGTTTTGGCAACGTGCAAGAACCGCCTCGCGTAGAGCCGTCCAATCTGTCATTTACTGTCCTTTATGAGCAAGTAGGCGGTTTAGTTGGCGTTTCCGTTGAGTGTCATATCAATCCGTTGGACGGCGTTACTAACGAAATCTTTACTTGGGCGGATTCCGCCTGACACGCGCTCGCTAATTCTTATATGAACGCCTTCTGTTTCGCCATAAGCCTTTTGCGCCATTAAGCGCACAACTTGTTGGTCATCTTCATATGCAACGCCAGTTAAGCCATCAAGAACGGCA